AGCTATCCCTGTAATGGCTAAACCAATCGGATTCGCTCGTAATAGCATTAAGGCACGACTTACTTTTGCAATACTTGTAGCAAGTAATCCGACACCTCCTGCAGCTGCAGCAGATTTTAATCCAATCGCCACAACTTCAGGATTCATATCCCGAACAAAACCAGTGATTTCTTTAACGATATCAGCAAGCCCTTGTAACTCATCTTCAGCCACATTAACGCCTAGTGTCTGCAAAGAACTCTTTAATTCTTCTATAGTACCGAATAACGTATCCATCTTTTCTGCAGCAACTTCTGCAGCTGTTACATTATTCATAGCTTTGTTCATATCTTCTATACCGTTCGCTGTTTCTTTAAAGAAGATAGCGCCAGCTCGATAAGCATCAGTACCAAACATCTCTTTAAGGTATTTGGTACGTTCTTGTGGATTCAAATCATCCATGGCTTCATGTAGCTCAGCTACAACTTCATTGAAGTCTTTTAGCTCACCGTTAGCTTTGTAAAACTTGTTCACGCCATCTCCTGTAATGATTCCTAAATCACGCATCGCTTCTGTAGCGTTTTTAGTATCTGGTGTAAGACGTAATAACATAGTTTTGAGCGATGTACCTGCATCTGATCCTTTTAATCCATTCTGAGCAAGTGTCGCAAGTGCTGTTGCTGTTTCTTCAAAGGAAAGTCCTGCTGCCGCTGATGCAGCTGATGATTGTTGTAAACCCTGTTGCATTTGGCTTACGTTGGTTGCTGATGCATTAGCTGCCCCTGCTAAAATGTCAGCTGCCCTAGAAGTATCAATATTATCATCACTAAAAGCATTAAGAGCCGTTGAAGCAATTTCTGCAGCATTGGCTAGGTCAATTTCTCCTGCTGTTGCTAGATCAAGGGAAGCCTTTAAAGAACCACCGATCACATCTTCCATGGTTACGCCAGCCTTGATAAGTTCTTCAGCACCGGATAATACCTGACGTGCACTATATTTCGTATTCTCACCTAAATCAAGTGCAACTTCCGATAGCTTTTGCATATCTTCTTCAGTAGCACCTGAAACCGCTTTGACGTTAGCGAGAGCTTGTTCAAAACTACCTGCCTGATATGCTGCTATACCTAGACCGGCACCAGATGCCAAAACAACACCTGTCATCGCATGATGTAATCCATCAAGCTCTTTAATCATGCTTTTAACGTTCGTTTTGACTTTTTCTTGATTTTTGTCCCAAGCATCTCCTGTCATTGTCACAAGACCCTGTTGCTCTCGTAATTCATCATTAACATTATCGATCTGTTTCTCAGTACTTTTCATGGCAGCACGAGCGCGATTAAGTTTCACTTCTAGGTTCTGTGTAGCCTTTGCATCTCTTCCTTTTTCCTTTACAGACTCTTCAAAGGCTTCTTCTAGCTTCTTAACCATGCCTTGTTGAATCGTTAGCTCCTGAGTCAATGAATCAGCTTTAGTTTCGAGGTATTTGGTTTTATTGCCAAATTTGTCTATAGAGGCTTCAGCAACTTTGAATTCTGACCTTACTACCTTTAATTGACGATTAAGCTTAGAAACACCATTCTGAAACCCTGATCCATCCAAGCTAACCTTAGCAACTAAATCTGCAATTTCTTCTTTTCTGGACACAAGCTCACCTCCTTCATGCAACATAAAAAACCCTATCAACCAAATCCTCTACTTCTAATTAGAGAATTTGGTCAATAGGCACTTCCTGCTCTTCTGGATTATGGTACAAACGATGCTGTTCAAACATCGCAAACACCTTTTTTGGTGTGGATTTCCAGAATCGTTCCTCGTCTTGATTAAGTTGTACAGTCCAATGATATAAAATATTATCCCAATCCCACCCCTTTTTAGAAGGTGGGCCACTTAGTTTTTTCTTCGCCACTCTCAGGTAATGATGTGTAAATCCCATTAATAATTTGATCGGATAATTCATTCATATATCCCGGACTTATCATAGCACCAACCTCTTTTGGTGTAAGATCTGGATCTTCATGAACAATACCCGCCCACAACACATCACGTATAGCCTTGGTGCGACCAGCCAGAAAGTCATCTAAAATTTCTTGAATAGACTTTTCTGGATAATACTCCTCTAATTCGATGTATGCATTCATATCTAAAAGAAAATTTCGTTCTTTATCCAAAGTAATCTTGATGGGTTTAGGGCTCTTAATATTTATAGGTTTCTTAGCCATGACCTTCACCTCCTATGTATATAAAAAGAGAGGGGATATCCCCTCTCTTATGCTAGTGTAGTCGTATCTACTGGTGCACTAAAGTCAGATTCTCGTCCTGCATTTGAAACAGCCGTAACTTCAAATGTGTAGGTCGTAGATGCTGACAATCCTGTTACTGTATAAGTGGTATCCTCAGTCGTATCGATCAGAATGCCATCCTGATAAATACTGTACTCTAGAATCCCGCCATCAACAGAAACAGCATCCCAAGTTAAATCAACCGTAGTTGTACTTTCATTTGATGCTGTTAAATTGGCGGGTGCATTAGGGCGTTACTTCGTAAACAGCATCGAACCAAGTTGATCCACCAGTGAATGTCTCGTTATCCTCATCCCCTGTTGCTTTCACGTTACCGTCAAACTCTCTACGAATAAACGTAGCTTCGATAGTCGGGGTCTGGAAGTTTACAGACTCACCTTTTGTTTCGTTATTGTCGTCTGGTACTCGGAAACGTCCTTTGTATAGCCATACATAACGGTGTGTTCCATTTTCTTTAGAGAACGGAATCCAATTGCTACATAAGGAGCATTATCGTTTTTGGTTCTCAATAAGAACTCCTTCAGCATTCACTGTTTGACCAAGTAAAGCTTCCATCTCAGTTGGAGTTAAATCCTTTGTGTTGATACTTACGCTTTTAGGTCCATTTGAAGTAGCGTTAGCTGCTGGACCATTATCTGCATATAAAGTAGAGTCACTTGTATTTGAACTGACATTAATACTTGTAACATTTTTTATTGGGACTGGAACGCCATATGTTGGTGCTGTGCCTTCTACATCTGTTCCTTCATCCATGACTGCATAATGTAACTGATCTAAACCGATCTTAGCCATAGTAACCTTCCTCCTTCTTATACCTCATTGGTACGTGTATCGTTTTAGTTTCTTCTTCATACATCTCTGTTACAAATGTACGAAAAAAGCCGATGCTCTCCATCGACTCATTGACTGCTTGCTTGATTATTTTGGGATTACCTTTGGTCCAGATATCAATTTGAAACTTACCTATCCCGGCATTAGCTTTGTTATCACCAAACTGCGTGTCGAAATTGTTCAATTCAAAGAACGTCACCCTCGGATACAAATTCCCCTCTGGTGAAAACAAGCGAAAAACTGCAGGAGATCCATAATACTGACCGAGTTCATCAATTAACACCTGGTTTCCTTTTAATGTATCCAGAATCAAATCTCCATGATCGATCATAAGTCCAGCCCCGCTTTCAGCACTTCTGTAATAGCCTTACTCATTTCGTCATGAGATTCATCCGCAGAAGGTTCAATGAATGGATCTGCCTCCATTTTTTCTGTACCAAACTCCAAAAACTTCGCTCTCCAAGCAACTTCCTTATCCGGGCCGACTTTCACATATTCTGACCATACATATCCGTAATAACACGGCTCACCTTAATGTGATCCTCGATATGCTCTTGGTTCTTATCTGATCGATTCACGTTTTCGCGCATCACATCTGCTAAGATGGTGCCTCCTGCTTTAAGAGCTTGATTTTCTACCTTGGCACCTTTGCGACCTAGATCATGAATCTTTCTCTGGATCAAAGTCATATCAGGTGTGAATTCACCCACCATCTACCACCGCCTTTGCCATGATGGTCCACTCTTTCTTAGTACCATCTGCATCAAGAACTGATTGAATATCGTAAACCAAACCATCTAATACCAGGCGTTGTTCAGAGGAGATATTATTTTGATAGCGCGTTTTAAATTCAGTCGTGTCTTCCGCATTTACGGCGGCCGCTTGAAAATATTCGCGACCAGATAGATCACGTTTACTAACCCAAAGCTTTTTAACTGTTGTCCAGGTAGGTTCTGTTGGATATCCATCACTAAGGCCTCCCTGTTGAGATTGTAGTTCGGCACGTCGATTATATTTACTCATGATGACGATTCCACCTTGCAGTATTTTAACTGATTAAGGATTGATTCAAGGGAAAATCGTAAACTATGAGAGACTTGACCAACAGTTGTGGCAGTTCGATTGTCGTACCATTCAGAAACAAGCAACACAAGTGCTTGCTTATATAGCTCATTTGTCGTATCAACAGTTCCGACAGCGTTTTTGATATACTGTTCTCCGGCTGTAATTAGTCGCTGGATATCCTCGTCGTCATCGTTGAAATCAACCCGAAGCCAACCTTTCATGGTTACTACATCCAATTACATCACCCCTAAAGGGTGAGGAGCTTAAAGCCCCTCATTACTCTTGTTCTTGCTGAGACTTTTCGTTCAGCAATTCTTCAATATGATCTATAACCGACTTTCGTTCGCCGCCCTGCTTTTCTTCTTCAAGCAAGTTGTTTAGCTGCTCTACATCCATCTCAGCAGTGATCGCTTCTTTAACAGGACCTACATT